TGATGATTCCTGGGTAAGTTTTATGGGTTCATTAGAAAGAATTAATATGACAGATGTTTCAAAGAGTTGGTTGGATATGATTAATAAATATTTTTTATTTAAGGAGGTGTAATAATGACAAAATTTAGTGAAGAATTTATGACCAAGGTCAATGATCATTGGAAACAGAATAAAAGCAAACCTCTAGGTAGTAATCTTGGAGGAGTTCATCAAGAATACAAAAGTATAAAAAAGTATGGCCTCGATGAATTGGCTGCAGAGTTTAATCTGACAGAATCACAAGCCAGAAGAATAGTTTATGTAAAGATGAAAGGAAAATAATGAAGAAAATACCAAATCGCAGACCTAGCTGGACAGAAGATGTCGGAATGGGGATCAGTGTAACAGTAAGTTTCCATCCAGAAACGAATGAAGCTGTTGAAGTATTTGTAACGAGCCGTGGAAAAGCATCGGATAACCCAATGCAGGAGGCACTTTACAATCTCGGAGTGCAAGTTTCAAAGATGATACAAGGTAAAAACAAGTCTTGACATTTTGCACACAAATAATTAATAATAACAAATAACTTTTTATATGGAGAATAAAATGCCGAAAGGAAGACCATCAAAAAATGGAAAGGAGTTGCAATTTAAGACAGTTGCTGTCCCCCTGGAAGTTTATGCCAAGATAAATGACATGGCAGACAAGGAACAAAGGAGTATTGCAAGACAACTTGCAGTTATAATTAACAGAGCTCATGAAAAAACTATGAAGGAGGTAGATGATGTTTTATCCAATTAACTTATGGAGGAATGCTCAGTATAAATTTACTGCGTTATACATCGCTGCAATTGTGGTAGCTAACATAGGATTTACTTATTTGCCAATGATACCTCTACCAGGAGGCGAGATGTTGGCACCTATGTCTTTCTTAATAGGATTTGTTTTTGTGATTAGAGATTTTTCACAAAGGGAAATAGGACACAAGGTTCTGGGAGCAATGGCAGTAGGTGGATTGTTAAGTTATTATATGGCCGATCCATTTGTAGCTTATGCAAGTGTCGTAGCTTTCATGATTAGTGAGGCTGTCGATTGGGGAGTTTATACTTTTACAGACAAGCCTTTAAAACAGAGAATCTTATTATCATCTTTAATAGGAACTCCAGTTGATTCTGCTATATTTATGTTAATGCTTGGATTCTTTTCCTGGTACGGACTTATAATTATGTTCGTTAGTAAAATGATAGGAGCATTGATCGTATGGTGGATGCTTGACGATAGCTATGAGTATGAAGTCTTATAGCTTTAAATTTACGGCTAGGTGTCCAGTGGACAATGCATTGGACATCTACGATTGCACAATCACCTCACCTCAAACCATTCCAGTTGAGAAACTTCACGAACTAATCCATGATTGCTGTTTAGTAAAAAAATTCCAGGAAGAATTAACAGAACAAATTAAGAATGAATGCCATGAAAGATTTAGATCATCAGTTACAGTTGAGATGGTCGGAGTTCATTCAAATGTAAGAGTCGTAAGCAAGGCTTAACATGATTCACTATCATGGAACTCCTTTGACTCCTCGTGAGACATTGTACAGAATGGCAGGCAAACATTTTTGTGTCAGTTATGCAGATAAAAGAGACGGAGATGTTTGTCTTGAGATAGGACAATCAGTTATGTGGGACAACGGAGCATTCACAGCATTTACAAAAGGTAAACCTCTGGATTTAAAAGGGTATCACAATTGGTTGGAAAGTAGAATGGGTCATCCACATTGGGCAATAGTTCCAGATGTTATAGGTGGAACAGAAGATGATAACTATAATATGATAAAGCAATGGCCACATAGAAAAGAATTATCAGCAGTTGTCTGGCACATGGGAGATTCATTTAATTTTCTGCACAAACTTTTAGATTCTGGTTTTTCAAAAATATGTTTTGGATCGAGTGGAGAATATTGGCAGGTCGGTTCTCCAAAATGGGCACAAAGATGCGATGAAGCTTTTAATGAGATAGTTAGGGTTGGTGATGTTCCTTGGATACATATGTTAAGAGGCAATGCCCAGGGAGGAAAGAGATGGCCATTCGCAAGTGCGGACAGTGCATACGTTGCCAGAAGTTATAAAGATACTAAAAGAGATCCAGAGGTTATGGCTCGAAAGATAGATAGAGTTCAAACTCCAGTTACCTGGGACAAGGATCTATCAGCACCAGTTCAAGATTCATTACTGTAAATTACTTTACAAACAATACATTGAATAGGTTCTTTGTCTTTAGGCTTTGGTAGTAGAGCCTTACATATAAAACAAAATATATCTTTCATTTTTTATACTCCTTAAAAAGAACTATATTATCCTTCTTTAATTTTTTCATATATTCCTTTGCAACGTCAAGTCTTAATCCAGATGCCTTGCTTAATTTATTTGCTGCCTCATCGAGAGTAAGACCACCTTTCTTATAGTCTTCAAATATTGTTAGGTATTCAGTTTTAACCATTCTCTTGCCTCTTCTCCTAATACTTTTGCACTTAAATTTATTTTGTTTCGTAATGACTTTACAATCTTCTTATCAATAGTACCTTCAGTAATCAGATCAATATATGTAACAGGATTATGTTGCCCGATTCTATGACATCTGTCTTCTGATTGGATCCGAGTTTCAAGGTTAAAGTCATTAGCATAATAGATAACAGTGTTCGCTGCGGTTAATGTAATACCACGTCCCGCTGTTTGAGGATTACCCACAAAGAATCTAATCGATGACTTTGGATCCTGGAACAACTTAATATTTTCTTGCCTTTCATTATCTGATGTATCTCCAAAGAAAGAAACTGCAACCTTTTTAAATTGATGGCCAAATGTTTTATTAAGTTTCTCTGTTATCTTTACAATATCGTATCTGAATCTTGACCATATAATAATTTTACCAGATGCCTCTTCACAAATTTCTACCAGGGCATCAAGTCTTCTCGTTGGAAAAGTAATTAGATCTCCATCATCACTGCGTAGATGACCAGATAATATCTGTTGTAATCTTAACAGTTGGGTTGCCACCATAGGTGCACTGACCATATCTGTATCGATCATGAGTATTGCCTTCTTTCTTATCTGCTCATACATTTTAAGCTGTTCTGGATTCATGCTTACAGATCTTGAGGTATAAATCTTTTCTGGCAAATCTAAACAATCCTTTTTTAATACTCTGTCGCTGAACTCATCAATCTTTCTGGTCAGTTCTTCTATGTTTCTGTATCCAACTATCTGATTAAAACTGATAGCACCCATATTTTTTCTATTCATAACAGCATAACGAGCCTGGAAAGGATAGTAAGAATCGTAGCCTAACATCTTTTCTCCAAGGAATTCACATTGTGAATACAGATCCAAGGGTGAATTAGCTACGGGACTACCCGTTAATATTCTTTTATACTGAAAATATTTTGACATATTAATAAGGGTCTTGGTTCTTTTGGCCTTATGATTTTTTATTGTAGTTGATTCATCAATAGCAATCATTCCTTTGTCGCCATAACCATTTGACGTTAACCATTCTGCTAATCTCTTCCCTCTAAGACTTGAGAATGCCTCAACATTAACTACAAATATAATTAAATCCTCATAAAAAGGATAATCCCTCCTTTTACTTAGTACATCTTTATCTGCCTTAGATAGTTTTGTTTTCCATACTATCACCCTTTTCTTAATTTCGTCTGGCATATGTGTGGGTATTTCGATCTCTGACCAATTTCGATAGACACCTTTTGGTGCAATCACAACAGCAAAATTAATTTTATCCTTTTTATACAGCATGGCGATGTTATCAATTAGAACTTTTGACTTACCTGTTCCCATCTCCATAAACAAAGCATAGTTCTCTTTGTACCAAGATCTTTCCAGGCACTCCTGCTGATGCTTATATGGTTTAGTTTTAAATTTATACTTGACTTTCATTTCAATACCTCCTATGTATGTATATAGGCACCTATATATTTGTGTCAAGGGAATAATCCCATAACAATCGTTTTAAGAAACCTGAAGAGGAGATACTTATGAAACAAAACGAAATCTTAGATGATGAATTGTTTATCGATAAGGAGGCTTTTGCTGATGTGTCGGATGAAAAAGGCAAGACATTATCGAATTCAATTAAAAGGCTCGGCAATATTATAGATGAGATTGATGCTGCCGAGAAACATTTGAAGGCACTCAAGACCGAAAAGCGAAGACTTGAGTTTGAAGCTATACCCGAAGTGATGGATGAGATGGGTGTAGAGAGAGTTGATGTCGGTGATGCAACTGTATCACTAAAATCTTTTGTCTCTGCAAGCATTCCGATTGATCGAAGGGAAGAAGCTTTCAACTGGTTAAGAGAAAGAAACCTTGATGATATTATTAAGAATGATGTGATCATCTCGTTTGGACGTGGACAAGATAATATTGCTGGAGATCTTATGGTAGATCTTGAGCGAAGAGGTCTACATCCAGAAAGTAAAACTCATATCCATAGTATGACATTAAAAAGTTTTATTAGGGAAAGAGTTGAGAAGGGTTTGGATACAAACCTAGATTTATTTGGTGCTTTTGTAGCACGAACTGCTGAAATAAAACCAAAGAGGAGGAAATAAAAGTGGCAGATGTAACTAAAAAATCAAATACAAATGTGTCTAATATATTAGATGACATACTTGAAACCGCAGGTGAAGGTGTAGATTATGAAACATCCGAACTGCAAATACCTTTCATACGAGTTATCCAAGCTTTGTCACCGCAAATTAAAAAGAGTGACGCTGCTTTCATAAAAGGAGCAGAGCAAGGTGATTTGTTCAACACTGTAACAGGTGAAGTTTGGAAAGGTGAAGAAGGTATTAATGTTATTCCTTGTTACCAGGAGACAAAGCATTTGGAATTTACACCAAGAGATCAAGGCGGTGGCTTTGTCGGTGAACTTCCTGCAGGTGATCCAAATATTTTAAAGACCACGAGACAAGGTGCGAAGGAGACATTACCGAGTGGCAATGAGTTAGTTAAATCGGATCAGCATTACTGTATGGTTTTAAACAAGGATGGAAGTGCTCAACCTGCTATTGTAGATATGAAGTCTACCCAACTGAAAATAAGTAGACGTTGGAAAACTCAGATAGCCATGCAAAAAATACCAGATAAGAATGGTGTGATGAGAACTCCCGCTTTGTTTGCAACTATATGGAATCTTAAAACAGTTGAAGAAAGCAATGACATGGGGACTTGGTACAACTACACAATTGAAAAAGTTGATTTGGTTAAAGATAAAAATTTATTTATCGATGCTAAGAACTTTAGATCTTCAGTTGAGAGTGGTGCTGCAAAGGCCGTTCCAGAAGAAGTAGTTACAGAGAGTGACGAAGCACCCTTCTAATGTCTCTGGCTAAACAATTCATGGCAGTGTTCGAGGGATCGAGCACTGCTCATGGTCAAACTAAATTAGGAACTCAACGCAGAGATGGTAAAACTGAGGCCAAAAGTTTCATTGTAAAAGAACTTTTAAGTGAAAGCCTAGTAGAAAATCATTTCAATGGATCCTTGGGTGTAGGTGCAATACCTATAAACAATGATAACAAGTGCAAGTTTGGTGCTATTGATATTGATGAGTATCCTATTGATCATGCAGAAATTTTAAAGAAAATTAAAAAGTTTAAGCTACCGATTATTTTATGTAGATCAAAGTCGGGAGGAGCTCATCTATTTCTCTTCATGAAAGATTGGGTTCCTGCCGTAGACTTGCGTGAGTATCTGACAGAAATTGCTGCAGGGTTAGGGCACTCTGGTTCAGAGATATTTCCAAAGCAAGATCAGATCCTATCAGAAAGAGGTGACGTTGGTAACTTTATCAACCTCCCATACTTTGAAGTTAAGAGAACAATGCGGTATGCAATGGATGACAACGCTAAAGAACTATCAGTTGAAGAGTTCCTAGCTAAAGTAGAAAAGAGTAAAACCACTCTTGATAAATTAGAAAAGATTAATTTTGGTTCAAAAAAGAATAGTTTCTCTGATGCTCCACCATGTGTCCAGGGGTTTCTAAACAGAGGAGTGCCACAAGGTGCGAGGAACACAGTTCTATTTAATGTATGCACATACTGTAAAAAGAAGAGTCCAGACTCCTGGCATACGATGTTTGATGAGATCAATCAAAAGTATTCGTCTCCTCCTCTGCCTTCTACAGAAGTTGTTGCAATACAGAAACAGCATGAGAAAAAAGATTATCAATATCAATGTGCTGTTGAACCATTGAAGAGTCACTGTAACAAAACAGCTTGTAAAAAAAGAAAGTATGGTGTTGGTAATAGTAAGTCAGTTCCTATTTTAGGAGGTCTTACAATACTTCTTTCAGAGCCTCGATTATATTTTCTAGATGTCAACGGCCAGAGGTTGGAGATATCAACCAAGCAATTACAGATGCCTATGCTATTCCAGGAGGCATGTATGGAGCAGTTAAATTATATGCCTGCCATGCACAAGAAAGAGGATTGGCATGATGAAGTTAATGCTCTTATGTCCCAGGCAACTGTCATAGAGGTTGATGAACTTCTAACATACAGAGGACAGTTCAAAGAGTTACTGGAAATATATTGTACAAGTAGGATTAGGGCACGAGCACCAGAGGAGATGGTGTTAGGTAAGCCGTGGACAGAAAATGATCTTACTTATTTTACCATGAAAGGTTTACAGGAGTTTTTAAGAACAAGGGGGTTTAATCATTTTACCAGAGGTCAGATACAGGAACGTCTAAAAGAATTAAACGGAGGTCAAAACTGTAATGGAAAATATAGTTTAAAAGATGATGACTCTGGTAAGTGGTCAGAGATTCGAGTCTGGTGGATACCAGAATTTGATGACGAGGAAATTGAACTAACAGTTAATAAAAAGGAGGATGATGATGTCCCATTTTAACTTTAAGGAAGATGAACTTTTGAAGCTGTCGGATATTAAGAATAAACTTAGTGTGTCCTACAGCACCCTATACAGATGGATTGAGGAAGGATCTTTTCCCAAACCTCTTGTATTTGGCAAAGGTGAAAAGAACGCAACAACACGTTACGTTAGAAAAGAAGTTGAAGATTGGTTGGCTAATAGACCAAGAGAAAAATAATGATAAAAGAAACATTAATATTTGGGCCACCAGGGTGTGGCAAGACTTATACTTTGATTGATATTGTGCGTAAGCATCTTGATAAGAATGGCAAACCAGAAAGGATTGGTTTCGTTTCATTCTCTAAAAAGTCCGTGACAGAGGCAAGAGATAGGATATCTAAGGACTTAACTCCTAAACAGATACCCTGGTTTAGAACCTTGCACTCGATAGGCTATCAGTGGCTTGGTATGAAAGATGAGAACATGATGACAAAGTATGACTTTAATAAGTTAGGTCAGAACTTGGGTATAACTTTTGATAACAACACGGCCACTTCAATGAATGATGGCTTGATCACAAGTTCTTTTAACAAAGGCAATAAATATCTTGAGGTAATTGGTCGAGCTACAATGCGTAAGATAAGTCTGGAACAACAGTTTAATGATGTAAAAGATTATGGTTTAAATTATTCTTATCTTAAAAAAATAAATGAAACGTACCAGGATTACAAACAGGAACATAACAAGTATGACTTTACAGATATGATTGATTTGTTTGTAAAGGGTGGGAGTTCTCCAGAGTTGGAACTTTTGATTGTTGATGAAGCACAAGATCTTACACCACTACAGTGGGATCAGGTGAAGCTGATGAAGAATCATTCTCAAGAAGTCTGGTATGCAGGTGACGATGATCAATGTATTCATCGATGGAATGGTGTTGAGGTTGGCAACTTCATACATGCATGTCCTGACAGAACAGTGCTTGGTCAAAGTTATAGAGTCCCTTCAAAAGTTCATGCACTTGCAAATAAAATATCTAAAAAGATCGAGGTTCGGCAGCCGAAGGATTGGGAGCCTACAGATAAGGAAGGTAATATAGAATATCACATGGATTGGAGAGAACCAAACATAGATGAAGGTTCCTGGACAATCATGGCAAGAACAAATCGCCTTGTATCTGGTATAGCAGAATCCTTACGGGAGGATGGATATCTATTTAATCGATATGGTGTTCCGAGTATAGATGAAAACATTTTAAACAACATGTCCCTCTGGAATCAGTTGATACAAGATGAACCCATACCAATTACAGATGTTAGAAACTTATACAAGATGATGCCGAAGAGAGGTGAGAAAGCAATGGTTAAATGGGGATCAAGCAAACAGTTTGATTTTCTAGATGATGATCTGTTCTTTACTTACGATCAACTTGTTAAAGACTATGGTTTACTTGCATCTAAGGACATGGATGTTTATAATGTTTTAAACGTTTCTCGGGACGATAAAGCCTACATGAAAAGTTTAGAGTTAAGAGGTGAGATGTTTGAGAAACCAAGAATAAACGTATCAACCATTCATGCAATGAAGGGTGGGGAGGATGATAATATAATACTGTTGACAGAATCTTACCCTACTGCAACCACTGATGAAAAACTGTTTGATGATGAGCATCGTGTGTTCTATACGGGAGTTACAAGGACACGTCATAACTTACATATCATCGATACACCCTCTAAATTTAAGTATGAACTATGATTAGTGGAGAAATAGAAAACGCAAACTCAAGAGTTATAAGTCTTGGTGCAGGTGTACAAAGCTCTGTTATGGCCTTGATGGCTGCCAAGGGAGAACTAACACCTATGCCAGAGGCTGCTATTTTTGCAGATACACAATGGGAACCAAAGGATGTATACGAACATCTTGATTGGCTGGAAAAGCAGTTACCATTTCCCGTATACAGAGTATCAGAAGGTAACATAAAAGATCATGCCTTAGCTGGTAAAAACAAAAGAGGGACTAATTTTGTAACAATGCCTTTCTTTACAAAGCATGGTATTGGAAGACGACAATGCACAAACGACTATAAGTTAGAACCAATTCGTAAAAAGATTCGAGATGTAATGGGTTTGAAACCGAGACAAAGAGCAAAGGATCTTATATGTGAGTCATGGATTGGTATCAGTTTAGACGAGATGCAAAGAATCAAAGAGTCAAGAGATTATTATATTAAGCATCGGTGGCCTTTGATTGAAAAGAGAATGAACAGAAGGGATTGTCTTAGATGGTTTGAGACACATTACCCAGGAAGAAAGTTAGCTAAGTCTGCGTGTATAGGATGTCCATACCATAGTAATGATTTGTGGAGAGACATGCGAAAGAATGATCCAGAGAGTTTTCAAGAGGCTATAGACTTCGACAAGAAGATACGAAAAGCAAATCAAAAAGATTTAGATCAATATGTTCATCAGACACTTAAACCTTTAGACGAAGTTGACTTTGATACGTTAGAGGACAAGGGACAACTTTCTTTTCTCGATGAATGTGATGGGATGTGCGGAGTATGAAAAGAGAACAGATATTAGACAAAGCAAAGACATTAATTAGTGGTGATAGGGCAAAGGATTATGGTGATGCTTACCTTAACCATAAAAGAATAGCAGAGTTATGGAGTCCTATACTGAATAAAGATATTACAGTTGAGCAGGTGTATACATGCATGATCGCTGTTAAGTTATCTAGATTGATTGAAACACCAGACCACGAAGACTCATGGGTTGATATATGTGGCTACGCTGCTCTAGGAGGAGAGAAGAATGAAAAGGCAGAATAGCACAATAAGTTTTATAGAACGCATAGAAATGGATCTCATGGAGATTGAATGGTTTCCTCCTTCCATGTTCCCAGATCTAAGAGATTGTAAATACATAGCCATAGATTTAGAGACATGCGATCCTAATCTTACAACACTCGGTCCAGGGTGGGTAAGGAATGATGGATTTATTGTAGGCATAGCTGTAGCTGCAGGAGATTTCTCTGGGTATTATCCTATCAAACATAAAGGCGGTGGTAATCTACCTTTTGATAAAGTTATGTCCTGGATCAAGGAGCAGATGGATACACCTAATGTAGCAAAGGTCATGCACAATGCCACCTATGATCTTGGTTGGTTACATTGGGCAGGGGTCAAGGTTCAAGGTAAGATAATCGATACCATGATAGCTGCACCCTTGATTGACGAGAACAAGTTCTCTTATGCATTGACCAACTTAGGACGTGAATACATTGACATGCGTAAGGATGAAAAGATCCTACGGGCTGCGGCAAAAGATTGGGGAATCGATCCCAAGAAGGACATGTGGAAACTACCATCAAGATATGTTGGAACATATGCTGAACAAGATGCAGTAATGACATTGAAACTATGGCAGAGGTTTGAGACAGAACTATCACGGCAGGAGCTCACAAATATATTTGAGTTAGAGCAGAAACTGACACCGCTTTTGATGGATATGAGAATCAAAGGTGTCCGTGTTGACGTTGATAAGGCTGAACAAACTAAAGTTAAATTAGGCAAGATGAAAGAAACACTTGTAAACGAGATTAAGAAAGACACAGGCATAACTATTTTACCCTGGGTAGCTACAAGCCTAGCGAAGGTTTTTGACCACTACAACGTCCCCTACGGCAAGACAGACAGTAGTAATCAACCATCTTTTACAAAAGCTTTTCTGCAGGCATGTCAACATCCTATTGCTGCAAAGATTTTAAGATTAAGAGAAGTTGATAAGGCAGACAGTACATTTATTGAAAGTATTTTACGGCATGAGAACAAAGGCAGAATACATTGTGAGTTCCATCCCCTTCGTACAGATGATGGTGGTACACTTACTGGCCGTTTCTCTTCATCTAATCCAAACCTACAGCAGATACCTGCAAGAGATCCAGAGATTAAATCCTTGATTAGAGGATTGTTTATACCAGAAGAAGGACAGAGGTGGGGGAGTTTTGATTACTCAAGCCAGGAACCAAGATTGCTTGTTCACTATTGTGCAAGTGTCAAGGATCAACATCCTTTTGTTGATGAACTTGTCAAGCAGTATCATGAGGACGATGCTGACTTTCATCAGATGGTAGCAGATATGGCAGGTATAGATAGAAAACAGGCTAAGACAGTTAATCTTGGTATTATGTACGGCATGGGTAAGGCTAAACTGGCAAACACATTAGACATTACAGTGGAAGAGGCAACAGATCTTCTTGATAACTACCATAAGAAAGTTCCTTTTGTTAAGGGTCTGGCTGACTTTGTATCAAGTAGAGCATCCAAGTACGGCCAGATAAGAACAATACTTGGTAGGAAGTGTAGGTTTGATATGTGGGAGCCACGTTCTTTTGGCTACAACAAGCCTATGAAAAAAGAGGATGCTGAAAAGGAATATGGTCCAGGTATACGAAGAGCATTTACATACAAGGCATTGAACAGATTGATACAAGGCAGTGCTGCAGACCAGACAAAGAAAGCTATGGTTGACTGTTACGAAGAAGGTTTTGTTCCAATGCTCACTGTTCATGATGAATTGTGTTTTGGTATAGAGTCCGAGGAGCAAGCATCAAGGATCAAGGAAATTATGGAAACGGGTCTTGAACTAAAAGTTCCAAGTAAAGTAGATCAAGAGTTAGGTGATA